TATTGGGGTTTGCCAGGGTACTCTTCTTCGAGGGTCCCATTAAGTTCCATACCGTCACGACCCCAACCGCCTGGGAGACCCCGTCTCCCGGTCGGGTAAGGCGTCTCGGGAAGGAGATTAATGAGATCCTCGGGGATCTTGGGGTGCCGCGGTACCGTGCGCCCGACTCGTCCTCACCGGTTATTCATCGGAGTAACCGGATGGGGCCGAACGGACACTCGGTATTCGCGGCCCATTGGGATGCTCTCGCTCTAAGGGAGAGCGGGCTCTGGCCGACTTTCAAAGTCTTGGCAGAGGCCCTGGGTTCTTCACCCTTGATCCGTAAAGTTGAGATCCTGTCTCAGCTCACAGGGTCCTGGTTGGAGCAGCGTCTCTCTCTCTGTTGGTCTCTTCCCGAACGCCATCCCGTCCTTGGACGGTTTGGAATTAAGGATGAGCCAGGAGGGAAGAAACGTCTGTTCGCAATCAGTGACTACTGGACCCAGTCCGTCTGTAAGCCCCTCCACGATTACCTTATGGGTAGTCTGAAGAGGGTGCCTATGGATGGGACTTGGGATCAATCTCGGGCTGCCGATATGGTACGCGAAGAGACAGCGAAAGGGACAAAGCTATATAGCTTTGATCTCTCAGCTGCGACTGACCGTTTCCCAGTCGGCTTCACCGAGATGGTGCTGAGACCCCTAATAGGGCCAGATGCGGCGTCTGCTTGGGTAACTCTCCTTACCGAGCGGCCGTATCATTACAAGGGTTCAGAATACCGCTACGCGGCCGGACAACCTATGGGTACACTATCATCTTGGGCAGCATTCGCGCTGTCCCATCATGTAGTGGTCCAGATGGCTGCCCGGCAGGCGGGGTTCGAGGGATTATTCACGGGCTACGCCTTGCTCGGAGATGACATTGTCATCTTCGATCCTGACGTAGCTCTTGAATATCGACAACTCATGGACTGGTTAAAGGTTGATATCAACCTTGACAAGTCAGTTATAGGGATCGGATTGGCAGAGTTTGCCAAACGAATCTTCTATAAGGGGCATGAGGTGTCGGGGGTTCCGGCGAAACTCCTTCGTCTAGCATTACTGTTCCCATCAGGGCTCCGAGTCCTGGTGGAAACATTGGTGCGACGACGTTGGAATCTTTCGGTGGAATCGATCCTTGGTTCCCTGTCCGTCTATAGCGATATACATCGCTATGGACGGTTGTGGCGTCTAACTCTTGTCTCCC